TCTTCTGACGGTTCTTTAGCAACTATCGATTTGAAAGCTGCTTCCGATTCCGTGTGTGTCGCTCTCGTCGAGAGGCTTATGCCTCCCGACTGGTTCGATGCTCTCATGTTATCTCGTTCGCCTCGGGGATGTCTTCCTGATGGCGAGCTAGTGACTTATGAGAAGATTTCGTCTATGGGCAATGGCTATACATTCGAACTTGAGTCCCTGATATTCTGGGCTCTTAGTTCGGCTGTTGTAGATACATTATCCAGGACGATCCCACGTCTGGTCTGCGTCTATGGTGACGATATAATCGTTCCCACAGCTGCAGCAGGCTTCCTCATAGAGCTTTTATCTTACGTCGGTTTCGACACCAACGAAGAGAAAACGTTTTTGAGTGGCCCTTTCCGTGAAAGTTGTGGTAAACACTACTTTAACGGGACAGACGTTACACCTTTTTACATACGAAAAGATCCTTACCGGCATGTTAATGCCACTTATAACCTAGCAAACAGCTTGCGCCGATGGTGTTCTATCGGCTCAGAGTGTGATCCTAGGTTTAAACTTCCCTATGACCACATCGTCATGAACATCAGGACGAATCTTCGCAGATTCGTCCCTGATGGAATTGGCGATGTTGGCCTAATAGGAAGTTTGGTAGAGATTCAACCATTTATATCTTACGGTAAATCGGGGCGTTTTGCGCAACAATTTAAAGTAAAGGCTAGGCTCCGCCTTTTGGGCGAAGACAAACCTATAGATGGCACTTTCGCATTGTTGAGAGCCCTCCACGGGCTACCGGCAATGAACCCCTGGCTGAATAGCCAAGAGGTGTTTACAGGTGTATGCCAACATCACGTTGGTATAATGAAAGGCTCTTCGATCCGCAACCGCGGTCACTATAAGTTTCTTAAGAATTTGCCCGTCGCATCCGAATCCTGTGGGATTCGGTGTGATCTGCAGAGAGTTAAGAGCTATAGTGCGAAGATTCCGATCGTGAGTTGTAAACCTGGACCTTCATGGTCTGGGTAACCTTTGGCGGCTGAGTCGCAGAAGTCCTTATTTATTGGACCCTGTACGTAAGCCCCGCGGCCCGTTTGCTTTAAGCAGATGGGATGAGTCAGAGTGATTTTTACTCTTTTTAAACTCATGCAATTGA